GATACCGCGGATTCAACTCTCGGAAGAACCTCGCACATATCATCGAGTTCGGCCGGCGACCCTTCTTCATGCGGATCAGAGGTCGAAACGGAACAAGATATTCTGTCAAAGTTCCAGGAACACGGGGAGATCGATTCTTGACTCGGACCGCTGAAAGACATCTCCGAGGACTGGACAAGCGACTAGCCGATCGGATGCTGAAGTCATTGGAGCGACGGCTCCGCAAACTCGAAAAGACAAGGGGGGTCGCCTAATGGCTGTCGTCTCCCAAGCCGAGCGGGCTCTCTTCCGCATCCTCCAGGTCGACTCTGAGGTCTCAGCGATTGTGTCGACTCGGGTCGCTCCCTTGGCTCTGGATCAAGAACAGGCCCTGCCGGCGATCATGTACGAGATCGGGTCGTCTCGTCCTTACTCGACTCTGACTGGGGCCTCGGACATTGTCTCGGTCGACTTCGACATCTACTGCATGGCCGAGGACTACGGGACCGCGACGGATCTGGCCGAACGGGTCCGCCAGGCTCTCTCGGGTCGGAGAGAGAATCGGCTCATCCCAGACGGCGACGGGGTCGCTTCTGTCCAGATCTTGGGCTGTACTCATACCAATGACCGAACAGATTATGCGAGCCCTGTCGATGGGGGTCGGGTCGGTGTCTTCATCCGACAACTCTCTTTCCTTTTCTCTTATCGATCTAACGAAACGGACTATCCCGGATGACAGCATTCTTAGGACAAGGCGCAACAGTCACGATTACAATTTCAGGGGCTGCGACTATTGGACAGCTCCTCTCAATCGATGGTCCATCGATGGAGCGGGCGATGGTCGATACGACCAACCTCGGTACTACAAGCCTTAGAACTTTCGTCCCAGGCTTTGGCGACGGAGGCGAGGTCACAATCGAGGCTCAGTTCGACAATGACGACGCCGGCCAACAGGACGTACTCGAATCATTCGAGACTGGGTCGGCGACCGCTGCGGCGATTGTCATCACAACCTCGGACGCGGACACATTCGCCTTCAACGCTCATGTAAGATCTTTCTCGATCACCCAAAGCATGGACGAAGTCAACCGTGTAAACATGGTCTTTAAAGTCACCGGCAACGTCACTCATACTTCAGCAAGCTGATCCCGTAAGGAGGGCATATGGCTATTCTCAACAGACTCGATATTCTCGGGTCAGACGACCTTCACCTCGAAAAGATCTCCGTCCCTCAATGGGGCGGAGACTTATTCGTTCGCATTCTGACCGCGGCCGAGCGGGACGTCTTCGAGGCTTCTGTCTCTGGGGGGAAGCGTCGGAACCTCGTCAACCTTCGGGCTCGTCTGGTCGTCTTGACGGCTTGTGACGAGAACGGACAGCGTCTCTTCCTGGACAGTGATATCGAGGATCTGGGCAAGAAGTCCGCGGCGGCGATGGACCGGGTCTTCGGAGTATCAGCGGCTCTCAACGGCTTCACCTCCGGCGACATCGAGACGCTCGAGGGGGAATCCGGGGCCGACCTCTAACCCGATTCCTTTTCCGTCTCGCCCTGGCACTTGGGAAGACGGTCGGCCAGATTAAGCGGGAGATGTCCTCCCTAGAACTTGCCGGATGGATGGCATACGACCGGATCTCTCCGATCGGGCCGGAGCGTCACGACATCAACCAGGCGATTCAGACCTCTGTTATCGCCAACGCCAACCGGGGCAAACGGTCGAAGACCTTCAAGCCGGCAGACTTTATGCCGTTCGCTGAGAAGTCAGAAAAGGCGACTGATGCCGAACAAATGAAAGAACGAATGTTCGCTCTGATGCAACTCCAGAACAAGGGTAAATGATGGCAACGGTCAAGGCTCTACACATCGCGATCGGCGCCCGAGTCGAGGGATTCCAGAGGGGCATGACCAAAGCCCAGAGATCTCTCCGGAACTTTGAGAAATCGACGAGACGCGCTCGGGGAATGGTCGTCGGAGCGACGGGCGCCATGGCTCGAGGATTCGCGGCTATGGGTGCGGCGGCAAGTCTCGCGATCGCTGACTCGATCCGAGTCTTCGCTGACTTTGAAACCTCCATGCTGCGAGTGAAGGCGATCAGCGGAGCGACTGGCGAAGAATTCAAGGGTCTGACCGATCTCGCCAAAGAACTTGGATCGACGACCGCGTTCACGGCTCGAGAGGCGGCTCAGGCTATGGTCTTCCTAGCTCAGGCCGGCTTCGACGTCGAGGAAGTTCACAAGGCTCTCCCGAAAGTTCTCAGTCTCGCGGCGGCTGGACAACTCGACTTGGCAGAGGCGGCGGACATCACAGCCAACGTACTCCGGGGCTTTGGGCTCGAAGCAAATCAGTCGGGCCGAGTCGCAGACATCTTGGCCGCTTCGGCGTCTAAGTCGAACACTTCTGTCAAAGAGATGGGCGAGGCTTTCAGTTTCGTCGGTCCTGTTGCGTCGAAGATGGGGATTTCCTTAGAAGAAACAGCGGCGGCTCTCGGTGTTCTTTCCAACGCTGGTCAGAAGGGAACTAGGGCGGGTACTGGTCTCCGGATGGTCTTGGTTAAGATGGGCCAAGATGTTGCTGGCGCCGGAGGCTTGACACAGGCGCTCGAAACCCTAGACACCGAAGGCGTCCAAGCGGTCGTCGACACGATGAAAGAACTGGACGCCCGAGCAGGTACGGCTGCGGTCGCACTGACTGGGCAGATGGGTGTCCTCAAACAATTGCACAAAGAAATGCAAAGTGTTGACGGCATCTCTGACCGGATGGCCGAGACACTTTTGTCCGGAGTCACTGGTTCAGCGGTCAAGGCTGGCTCGGCTTTCGAGGGCCTAAGAATCAAACTCGGAGAGACCTTCGCGGAATTCGGCGTCGGGTTCTTCGATGAACTCACCCTAACCTTCCAAACCATGAACGAGGTCATCGGTAGCATGAAGGGAGAGTTCGGAGATCTAGAATCTATAGGAAAAAGTGTCGCTCAGACCTTCCTCCTAGTCGCCGAATCCATCGGTCTGGCAGTCACGGCGACGATTGATTTTGTCGAGAAACTGATCGGGATCGGCGCGCTATTCAACTCGGTTTTCCAAATGTTTTTAGATCATCCGATGAATGAACGCTTGGGATTTGAAAGAATAGACCTCGGCCTTGATCTAAGCAAACAACTTCAACGCGCTGGGACACTAACTGAAGGCTTCGAACGAACCGGGAAACTCCAAGAACTTATCCTCCGACTTTCTGCGGCTTTGGATCCTCTCTCCAGGAGACTTGAAGCTCCCGATCAAGAGAAACAACCGACGTCCAGTTTTGTTGAGCGCGATCTTTCTTCATTCGAAGAGATGTCGAAGTTCCTCACAGAGTCGGAAAAGGGACAAATCTTCCCAGACAGGTTTCCGGCCGTCGAAGAAATCACACAAGACACGAAGGAACTCGATCAGTTTCTTGAGGGTATGGCTGCGCTACCTGAGGATGTCATGAAGATGATGGAGGCGAGAGGTCTGGGTCAGTTCGCCGACAAACTTCTCGCCAGCGAAATCTCCGAAGGCGATCTGGGCAAACTCACCAAACTGCTCGACCAGTCGGAGATCCTTCGCGGAGATGCTGGAATCTTTGAAGAAGTACGGAACGCGATCCTCGAGTCTTTCATCGATCTACCAGAACCGGACAAGAAAGAACCAGAAGACCCGGTTCAAGGCTTCGCCGAAACGATCGACACCGTCTTGGGCCAAGTACGAGTCGACCCTCTGGCCGGCAAAAAGGACTCTCAGAATCTTGATACAATCGCGAAGGCTTCGCAAAGAACAGCTCGAGCGCTCGAATCTTCAGGAGGTGCTTTCTCATGACCCTCGTCGCCTTTGAACAATCCAGAGGATTCGATCGGGACACCGACGGCCAGAGCGGTACACGTAGTTTCTTGGTCGTTGAGCAAGATTCCTCTGTCACGACTCAACCATCGATCGACCAGGTCATCCGGGCAACCGGCGTGAAATTGTACGTACAAGATCTATCTATCGGAGATTCTCCTCCTCCCCTTGGAAACCTTATACCTCTTTCTGTCAATGTTCGATCTGAGTCGGACGCACAAATCCAATACACAGTCGAATTCAAGTACGGGCTCGATTCGCTGATTCCTGACGAAGAGTCTCCAGACGATCCCAACTTCGTCTCCTTTACTCTGTCCCAGCGGCCAGTCGCGGTCGACCTGTTTCGGGCTGACGATGGGACGCTTGAGGTCTTGGAAGGGGGAGATATCAAGGGGGCTCCGGTCGACGAATCTGGGGTCCCGATTACGGCCTTCATCATCCAGCAAGATCTCGAACTCTCTGTCCGGTATCCAAGTTTTGACCGGGTCCCAAACATCTCCTCGCTGTACCTCGTCGCCAAGCGGAACTCGACTCCCTTCCTTGGAGCGGCCGCAGGGACACTTCTCTTTACCGGGATGTCCGTCTCTCGGGATGGGGTGAGTTCTTACCGGGCGACTTTTACATTCACTTGGGACCAATGGCGACACATGCGACAAGTCCCGTCGAGAGATCAGAATGGAGAAATCGTATTGACTGATCGGTTCGATGTCGACGATCGATTCAAGGCGGATCTGGTCATCTACAAACAACCTTTCCCAGATACTGAGAACTTCAACCTCCTCGGAATCCCAGACCCAACCCGATGAACCGAGACTATCCAACAATCTCTCAGGGGCTCGGCAAATTTACGCCGGACCTGTTCGCTCGCCTTATGCGGATGCTCGAGATATTCGAAGCCGACAACGGCGGCGGGGCTCTTCGGAAGCCGGGTCTCGACGGCCGAGGACCTACGCTTTCGGGTCGCTGGTTCGTCGCTCAGATCGAGAGTTCTACGGCGATCCCAGGCGAATCCAACCGATTTAGTTATGGATTCACCGAAGCGATTGGAGACCAGTTTTCGGGGTCGTCCAAGAACTACAACTTCATCGCCGGCGGTCGCGGAGTCACTGACACCGCATACAACATAATGGAGGTCAACAACACCTCAACCAATATGAACCCGGGCGTCGACCTTTCGGCCGGCGACTTTCCAGCTGGGATGTCCGTCCAACCTATCTCCAACGGATCGCTCGTCTTCATGCGGGCTTATAGGGACAAAAAAGGCGCCGCTCTGTATCTCTTCCAGGCGGAGAACGCGATAGACGGGTCCTGTACGTGACCTTCAATAAAAAGCGTCAATGTTGCTGCGGTGTCGACACCGGACCAAAGTATCTCGAGGTCTTTCCTCATATCGACTCTTTGACTTCCGAGAAGGGTCTAACGGGAACTTACTCATACTGGATTTTCTTGGGCGATGTTGCAAATCAACCCGGAACAACTCAGCCGTCGTATAACACTGTCATCTTTGAAGTCAATCCAAGTACAACGAACACAAGCGCGACAAGTGACATCACTTATATCGATTTTCAAGATACTGTTCTTGTCACGACTGGCAAGTTTGATTGTGCGAAATCGGGGGAAAGTACCTTCAATCCATTAACCGTACGCGGAGACAACGGGCTCGGCCTATGTCTAGCACGCCGAGGATTTACTTGGAGTCACTCCTCCCGATTCATCACTGAGAGCGCTCTGGCCGCTCTGAACGAGAATCGGGTCATCGTCGAAAGCACGCTCCCTTGGGCTGGGAATCCGATCGACGGATACGACAAGGTAGGATACGCCTTCTCGGCGGTCCCAGTCGTCGGAGGCTCGTTTTATGATCTTGCACCCGCAGTCTCTCACACCATGACCAGATCAGATGGAGAAACCTTTGTCTATGAGATCTACCCAGCGATCTCGGCAAATTTGCCGGAAGTCATCAAGTCAGGCGACGACACTTGGTTCGATTTCACGGCAACCTTTCCAGACGAAATCAACCTCACATACGGCGGAGACATCACGGTTCGCGGGCCAATCTCGGATGTCAGTTCTTCTTTCACGATACAAGCGACCTATGAGAAAAAGACTCCCGTAGTAAATGATTCGTTTTCTTCCTTTGGATACGAGTACAAAGAAGACAATGGCGACGAATTGCCAGACGACTCAATCTTCGGTCCTTATAAGCAGTTCAACTTTAGACAGGTCGGATCCGTAGACGTACCCAAAGAAGGCGGCGGAGTCTTCCCTTGTTTCTTGGCTTTTCAACCTTGGAGACAATGGGTCTTCCAACATGCTACCGCGCCGAGCGGTTCACCTTGGGGGGAGTCTGAGGTTATGCCGTTGCCGTTTGCGCCCGAGCGATGGAACCGGCAAGCCGGAAGACTGAAAAAGAATATATCTCAGAATCTCGAAGCCAATTTCACAGCATGCATCGGGTGCAATGTCCAAGCTTTCAAAGGAATTGGCAGAATTTGCACACCTCAGAAATACGAGGGGATTGGCAACACTAATAAGAATTTCAATCACTTCCTCAATAATTTCAGGAGAGCAGCTTTTGAGGGCTCCGCGCCGCTTGACGACTCGAACAATTCGACCGGCGGAGAGATCCTTCGTCCAAACGATTTCACTGTTCCGCCTCTCCAGAGTGTCGCTCCGATCATCTCTTGGAGTACGCCGGCTGGATCGTCCTCTGTGACTCTCGAACTCACAACTTTCGGAGGCTCACCAATCACTTTCTATCCTGATTTCCCGAACCAGGAATGTTCTTTCTCGGGTGTCGTGTCGTATGTCGACACCGAGACCTTCCCTGTTTTCGACAAAGGAATCGGTGTGATTCCAGATAGCAACATGGCCGGAGCCGGAATATCTAACGGAATATCAGGATCCGAAATGTATATCTCCTCCCTCTCCTGATCCGAACAAATAAACATGCCAACTTATCTCTGGACTGGAACTACTGACGGCGATTGGAAGACCGCGAACAACTGGTCCGGCGGGGTCGTCCCCGGGGCCAGCGACACGGTCATCTTTAACACGGGCGCCCAAACCATCACCGGAACCTCGATCACCGGGGTCGCGGAAATCAAGATCCTCGAAGGCTTTACCGGGACCCTTGGAAGCACTGGGACGCCTCTCGCGGCCTCGGCGACGGATCTCTTTATCTCGACCGAGTTCGGGACCGTCAACCTGAACGGGACATATACGACGGCTCACATCACTCAGACCAAAGCGACGGAATCCGCGGTCCTCTTCGGATCCTCGAGCAGTATCACAACCCTG